AGATTTTATTTTTTTATATTAGCACCCCGAACTGACGAATTTCTTGGAGGAATTCCTAATACATTTGAATCTACTCTAAATATTTCAACACTAGGTAATCCATCTATTGATGTAACTCCACTATTACAACCATTAAATTTTAAATTTGCTAAACCTAATGGTAATTCATCGGTTTGAACAGATGGGTATGGTATTAATGATGATGAATAATATTTACCTAATGATGCGGATAAAGATGATGAATAGAAGAATTCTCGTTGTTTTCCGTGCGGAGATAATCTTTGATCCATATAAGACCATATAATCTGCCTTTCCCACCAAGGATTTTGAACATTAAAAAACACCCCACTACTAGCACTTAATATGGGATATTGATATTTTATTAAAGCACCTTTATAGTATGAATCTTTAACATATATTGGAGCTGAATAATCAAGTTTTGCTCCAATGACTTGAATATTTGGTTTAATATTTACTAAATGGTCAAGCTTTGCTCCAATAGTTTGAATATTTGGTGTAATAGTTCCTAAATAATCAAGCTTTGCTCCAATGGCCTGAATATTTGGTTTAATATTCACTAAATGGTCAAGCTTTGCTCCAATGACCTGAATATTTGGTATAATGATTCCTAAATAATCAATCTTTGAAGCTTCTATTACTTTGGGTGAATCTTCCAAAAGTAGTGGATAATCCAGTCGGGCGAGTGACCACTTATCATCTCGTTTGATTTTGTTTCTTTCTAAAATATGCGGTTCTAATAATACACCACCAATATACTCACACCTTGCGGGTATTAATTGTTTTACTTGTTGGAATATACTATGGTCATATAAAGATAACAAATCCAACAAAAGTCCAATTGCAGTCCCACGCCTTTGAGCCGAACCTGAAGCCGGTGTTAGATTAACATACTTTTTAAAATACTCACCTGCTCTCCATTTTAATAAAGGATAATCATCATTAAATCTATCATCCGGATCTCCTACCCAATCATCTATTTCAAAATAACCTTCTGAATTGTATATATCATCATTTACTACATCCGTTGATGAGAAATATAATCCAACCAAATTTGAATCTAATTGGGTATAATCATATTGAGAAACTTCACCAGTTCTTTCAACATCTAAAGAACCACTTAAAACCGAAGATTCTATTCTTACTTTATTATTATTCTCATTTAATACTCCCGCCGATGGAACTTTTACAAATTGAGTATCCACCTCACCAACTAAATCAGCCGATGTGTGATTTGGTAATGATGCGGTTAATGGTGCTCCACCTGAAGTGGTTTTAAAAAATTGATTTGGGTGGGATGATGAAATAGCTGTTGATATAGTATTAAACCCACTATCAGGAAATATTCTATAAACCAAATTTTTGTAAGAGGTTTGGCTATTATCAACATCGGTTGTATTATCATCTGAAAAATATGCTTCAGTATTTAAGGCGTGCTCTTGAAATATTTCTTCGGAAAGGGATGATGAGTAATATCTAATCTCTTGAATTGATGCAATTGATGAATAATCACCAACACCATCACCAACAATGAATTGGGTTGAGTTACCAAATATACTATTTGGTGTAGAACTTTGAGCCGAAAGTGAAGCTAGGATATTTCCGAAATCATCTTTAAATACGGCTCTAATTGTGGTTGAACTCCCAGATATAATACCAAACACACCATCTTTTCGTGTTTTATAGTTCATATACGATGAACTCATAACTAAACTAGAACCCGTTTTAGCCAATATTCTGGCTCGCCCATCTGAATAATTCCATTCAAAGTCTAAATCAGTTCCACCCCCCGTTAATCTACCAATTGTAAAATCATTTAGTGGCATTTTACCAATTACTTCAATAGTGTTTGGTATACTAATACTACCATCTATACCTATACTACCAAAAGGGTTTCTTATTGGTTTAGAATCGGATGTTTCTACTTTGTAAATAAATCTTTCAGCTTCATATTTGTTTGGGGATTCAACAATTGTGGGCCCACCATATTCTCTTATTTTTAAAAATAACGATGGAATACCATAGCAAGATAAAAGGGCTTTTATTGAACGAGGCGTTCCTTTTGATTTGTAAATATATGGTAAATTGTTTAATACTCTACGCCAAACTTCTGACCTAATTTTTTCCTTTGATTTTGTTTCCAACCCACCAATTGTTTGTGATCGGCTTCCTGATGAATTAGTTCCTAAAGTATATTCCCAAAGATTTGCATTACCCCAACCATTGGATAAATACCACCCCATTGATTTTGCTACATCATATAACAAATCATCTGACATACCATCTTCAGGATGTTCTTCTCTTTTATTTATATCTTCTAATGATTTTACATAAGTCCACAAAATATCAAAGTGGTGTCCTATCATATTAATGAATAATACATAATCTTCGTTGAGCGGGTCTTCCCTTAACGCAAATGGTATCATATTGATTAGGGCAGAATCATTTTGTGAATCGTAAAGTGAAGCAGAACTATAAGCACCCGCATACCAACTCTCTGCTTGAGAACTTGTGGTTGGATAAAATACTATTGGATATGTTGATATTTTTGGATATGGTGTGGCTGGATTATCGGTTGTTGAATAATGTGTGTATAGTGAACCTGTTGCTTTGTTATACATCCATTTTTCAAACCCATCAAACCCACCAATTAAAGTATCTCTTCGTGTAATTGCTTGTGATATGTTCGTTAATGCATGTGATCCTGAAATTTGTTGTAGGGTTACTATTCTACTATTATATCCCTCTATTGTTTGTAATTTACTAAAGAAATTATCAACTCTTTCGGTTGCAGATGAATAATGAACAAAATTTTTAAAATCGGAATAATCTATGTTTAATTCGATATTACCAAAAGAACCACTAAAATAACTATCTATAATTTGTTGTGATGTGGATAAATTTGCATCCAATAAATCATTCCATGATTTAAAATCAGTACCATCCGATTTACCATATTTATCTAAATCAATGTTAAAATTTGGTTGTAAAAATTGAACCCTTTTAATTTGATTTAATTGATCATATGCAACTATTTTTTCTATATATGATTTTTGTAATCTACCATCAATTGATAAACTTTGCCCAACATCTATACTATCATCTAATGGTAATGTTAATTTAATGTATAAATCCGAAATTCCTTGACGGCCTTGAGGAGTTATAACCCCACTTAATAAAGAACCACCTTTTTGATTTTTTAATCTAACATTTGCAAAGTTTACTAATTGTCCACTTGAATCTGCAAAAAGTTCTGAGTTGCGTACATCTTCTGGATTTGATGTATTAGTAACACCAAGTGCTTCATACACACCATTTGGACCATCAGCTGGTCTTGGTAAAATTTGTGAATATCTTACAGTAGTTAAAAGACGACTGATATTGGGGTTTAGGCTTCCAGAAACATATATAGAACCACTTACATAAAATACAATAGTGGGATTATCGTCATCATCCTTACTTAATTTTGTTCTATTTTTATACTGCTTAACTATAAAATTTGGTCGTGATTCATGAGAAATTTCAAAATTTTGATAATAATCGAATGCCGCACCTGGTAATAGTCTTTGTGGAACAGTTATTTCGAGGTTGTCTGTAAGATTACTGGCGTCTTCAGGTTGAATAAATGCAGGAGGGTTGGTAAATACGGGGCCGTTCGGGCCCCTATTACTTCCCGAAAGTACAAGAATATTATCGTTTCTACCGTTTAATTCAGTTCCAATAATATCATTATTAAAAAGGTAATATGGAGCGCCTGCATAAGTACCTTCCGTTGCTTTTTCCTGAACCCATTCAGGTTCATTATTTTGATTTAATTCTAATTTAAAAAAAGTAAATCTTCTGGTTGCTGATCCACTCGGGTATTGTTGATTTACACTACCACTTACTATCTCTTTAAATAAAATACCTCTGGGTGATAGTGGATAATTAGGTGGTTTAAATAGTGTATGTTGACCATTAAAACTGCCTGTTGGGAATGGAATTGGTGTAATTCCTTCCCCAACAAAATTTATGTAAGATATATCGGAAATAATATTATTACCAAAATTTAATAAAAATTCGGGTTTACTACTTCCATTTGTAAAATTATTTAAAGGTTGAACAGTGTATTTAAATTCTTGAATATCTTTAATTAATTTTAAATTAAAATTGCTTGGATTTTTAATTCGTATTTCAGTTCTATCTGAAGATATTTCTGATATTTTTAAATCCGGTTCATTTGGATTTCCCGCAAAATTGTATAATGGGTTATACACCATTGTGTATATTCCACTATCATATCCAAGTTCTCTTATATCTTTTTCAGGAGAAAATCCAAATATTGGATTTGTAGCACTACTAATCTGACTTCCGGATATTGTTAGGAAGTTTCTAAAATATGATGATTTTAATAAATTATTATCAGAATCATATATGTGTAATTCCAAAAAACTTTGCCTAGGGCCCGCGATACCTCCAATATTGGAAGGTGTGTCAACAAAGAAATCAACACCTGTGAAAGATGATGATATAAATCGGTAATTACCTAAATTTTCAAAAGTCTCCCCATACAATGGAGATGTACTTGAAATAATATCATCGAAATTTATAAATCTATCTAATGACATATTAATTTATATAGGGAATTACATCAAAACTATAACCGATAATTTCTTGATCATCAATTTCCAATTCAGTTATTTTTGTAGTTTGATTTGAATAAAACGATTGCGATGTAAATAATTTTACATTGTTATCCAACGTAATTACACCATAACTACTGGTTGAATCGGTAATCTCATAGGATAATATGCTTCCTTTTTTATTTCGTTTTATATCTCTTTCCATTATCTAATTAATTTAAAGTAATACCCATTATCATAATATTTTTCAAGCCCATCAGAATCAACTCTGAACACAAATCTATAATATCTTTCAGGCTGTAATGTATTAAACCACATATCAAAATAGTTTCCGTTTGAATCACATTCTATCTTTGTATAAGTAGTATTAAATGGTATAATTTCTAAATTAGTTTCAACATCCCTAATTGACCAATATGATGATGTGGGTAAGTATTTTATAGTTGATAGTGCCCCACTGTTACTAAATGTTCTTTGTGGGTATCTTTCTCTACCATAAACTCTAATTCTATCTTTTGAATCTTGCTTATATTCAGATTTAAGATTTTTGGTGTATATAACAATATTTTCTGCGGTTAGTGATGATAAAGAGCCTGTCTGAAATTGGGAATCATCCCACCTAACTTCCAATGTTGGTACATAAATTGTATGAGTTTCTGTTGAAAAATATTTTGAGATGCCAAACTTAGCTGAACCGATTTCATCGGTATTAGACCTTTTAATGATAAACCCATTGTTTACTCTATTACCACTAAGAATATCATTTACATATTGAGTTACTTCAATGTTTATGTCCGAAACATTTCTACTAAAAGATTGCGAATATGAAATACCATTAATGGATGATGTAAACCAAGTTCCACCACCTTCATTAACCGCCCAGTATGAGCCCGAATTTATTGGTGATGCTACACTCCAACTTATATTCGTACTTCTATAAACCCAATTTGAATCATTCTCATTATGAGGTGTATCGGGCAATGAACCCAAACCTTCTACCCAACTTTGAGATATGGGGTAGATATAAAGATTATAATCGGATGGAATTTCTCTTTCATCCGATGAAATAAGATTTAAATAATACTTTATACTTCCCGATATTGTTTCGGCCGTAACCAATTGTGAAATTTCGGATAAATCAAATTGAATTAATATTCTACTATTACCTATTAGAGTAGTATCATCGGTATCAAAGAACTTACCTACCTCTAATACTTCATCTTTTCCAACATTTTGTAATTTTCTTGCTGAATATTCATATATAGTGGTATCTTTTTGAGGATATATTCTATAAATCATTTATTTCTCCTAAAATAACGGAACAACTCTACCTCTAATATCTACATCAGGAAATTTAACCTCAAAAATAGATGGGTCTTTTGCTGGATATATAACACCATTTCGTGTTGCTCTATTAATATCATATACATGTGGTGAATATATACCATCAAATTTATTAACTATTTGTAATCCACCCAAATTACCTACGCTTGGTCTAATAACAGTTTGAACTCCATCAACTCTATCTAATAAAACATACAAATCTGATAATAGTATAGGACCGTTTATTTGACTATTTTCTTTACTAAAATATAATTTTAATTCATTAATACAATCTAATAAAACTTCGTTTGAATTATAGTTTGGTAAAACAATAATTTCAAAATCAATACCAATGTTTATAATATACGCATTTTTAATATTTACCGCATCGGTCAACATCCTATGATATGAAATATAATTTTTAAGGTTTTGTTTGGTGGCTGGGTTCACATTTGCTATATTACCCTGTCCATCATAACCAAGAACATATAAATTTAATGCAAGTGGATTTGGAACTTGAAGAGAACCAACCGATGAACCACCGCTTCCGGCCGGGCTAATAGCTCTTATTTGATAATCAGGAGCTACATATGCTTTTGCTACTGCACCAAATTGTGGTGGCATAGCATATGCTCTTACAACATAATCTTCAGCAGTAACGGCTCTACTTTGTGCAGCGAAAAATGCCATCGCATTATTTCTAATTTCATCCATATCATCATTTGATTTACCACCAGATGCGGGTTCTTCGTTTGTAACCGCAACCGAATTTCTGATTGTATTAAATTGTTGTGTGTTTGCTGGTGTAATTTCATTTTCAATTTCAATGTTTACAATTGTGGTTAAATCTTTGGATACAACATTATCAATTACACCCTGCCCAACTCTAGCGGTTACAGTTAAGGTTGTATTTGATGGTGCAGCACCATATGTTTTTGTATATAAAAAATTTGATGGGTCTAAATTTTGCGTTATGTTTCCAGTTGCTTTATATAAATTAGAACCAACATTTCCGGGATTTGGTAATAACTCTTCATCTGCATTTGATGATACTCCCGGCCCAAATTGTACTACTATAGAACCATTTTCTTCCACTCTAGTTATATATCTTTTAGGTACTTTTTTAAGCTTTAATAAATATGGAGTTTCCGACCCATATTGATTTAAACTAAGTGTATAATCGGTTGTATTTGGAACTTGCTCAAATACAGTTTCTTGAGCTAAATAATCTACTTTTGTCCAAATATCACCATCATCATCAACAATTTTAATAACATCAATAATACCATCATCAATAATTTTAATTTTATCATATGGTTTTGGCGAACCAAATGTAAATGTGGCTATTTTATCTTCACCACTAACTACAGGAACACTTTTTTTAAATAAATAAAAAACAGGCTCATCGGTAATTTCGTTTATTTGATAAACCGATATTTCAGTTGGGTCAAAAGATGATGAATATGCAAAATCAATTTTTCTAGTTGTAGAAAACACCACATTTGGATTTTGAGTTGATGATACCTGCATCCCCTCTTTAATTTTTAAGGCATAATCTAAATCAGGTCTAACATTATTACCATTCCCAATGGCAGGAACTAACTGATAAACAATTAAATTTGTTGTAGCGGGTGAATAAAATTTTGGTTTATATCCCATCGATTGGGCTAACTGAAATAAGTTTCCATTTTCTTTTACTTGAGTAATAATTGATTCTCTTAATTGAACATCCGTATAATATGATAGAACATCACCAACATACGATGCCATTTCCATAAACATCATTCCAGGAGATGATTCGTTAAAATCATTATAAGTGTTTGGATAATACTGTTTAGCAAAATCTACTAAATTTTTTCTAAACGCGGAAAAATCCCTACCAATTAAACTAACTTCTTTTTGTGAATCATTTAACATTTATTACTCCTAAGCTATGGATAATCCACCCTGATTATCAACTTCTAAAACTATGGTTTGATTGGCACCCTGTGATGTAACTCTAAATTTTATTTTTATACTAACTTTATTAGAATCGGGCTCACTATTAACATCAGCACTATCCAATAAAATATATGGAAGCCAAAAATTAATATCGTTTGTCAAAGAGTCCTCTAATGATGAATCTAAATCAGATTGGATATTTTCAAACAATAATGAATAAATATCCACACCAAAAAGTGGTTGGAATGGCCTTTCACCTTTTGTGGTTAAGAGTAGATTTTTTAAATTGGATATGGCTTGTTGTTCAGTTGTGTAACTTAATTTGAACATTGGGTTACCACCCAATGGTAACATCACACCAACAGCTTTATTTGGTTTTAAATCAATTGGATTAATTCTATATTGTAATCGTCGTGCCACTCATTACCTTTTCTTTTTATTATTCATTGCCTGCATTAAAGCTGAATAATCTTTTGTAAGTGCATCCACTACTGCAGCACCTGCTTCAGTTTGGGCTAATGTATTCATTGATACCGCTCTACCTTCCGAATCTTGCACAACCGATTCTTCCATAGAACCCATTTTTTTCATAGAACCAAATGATTGTGCCATATCAGATGTAAATGACCTTCCACCACCTATATCCCTCCACTCACCACTTTGGAATGTTTCATTCAATATTGATGATATTGGTGAGTTGTTATTAAATAACTTTTTTTGTGTTTGTGGTTTTTTTGTTTCAAACAAATGGTCTACATCTAATGGGTCTTTTTCCACCAATGGGGTGGTTTGTCTTATTGGTTGTTGTTTCAATTCTTTTATAATAGATTGTTTTAAAATCTTTTTTTCTTCAGCGAATCTTTTCTTAACCTCGCTTTCAACCAATATTTTAATAGCTTGAATTAGTTTTTTTGTATCCATAGTAATAAATATAATGTTTTATAATAATTAACCAATACCTTTTTTAAGCTTCAATAGTATATTAGCAAGTTGTGGGTGTGGTAAGGTTGTTCCTCCTGTTGCCGTTGGAAATCCACCCCTTGCTAATGTTTCTATAGCAGATATAATTAAATTAATTGTAGTTGTATATTTCAATGTAGATATAGCTACATCCTTTTTAGATGATAGTATAATATTATCAGATTTACTATTAAATATTAACCTATCAGAATTAATAATAACTTGTGGGTTTTTATATTCAGATGTATTTTTTACTACAGATTTACTCGCTAATTTAGTTGCTACCTTTTGTTTTGTAGTCATCCATATAGATGAATCATCTTTGTTTATATTCTCAACAACAAATTTATCGTACCCCTTTTTATTAGTATCGTTTTGAGTATTTCTTATAATTGTAATTGGTGCACCAGAAACAGACGAATTCCATGATGGTGATCTTTGAGCCTCACTGTTTTTTGGCGTATAACCAAATCTTATTGATTGTCCAAACCTACCTTCAAATATGGTATCACCAATATAAGGTTGTAATTGCGATAAATTATTTACTTCTGAAAATCCTTTACCAAAATCTTTTGTATCATCATTAACACCGGATGTGTTTGATATTGGTTCTTCGTATGAGCTGATGTCAAATAATACTACCCCATTTTTAATCACTTTTGGTAAGGGATTGTTATTTAACGACCTTTGTAAAAAGGTGGGTGATATATAGTAAAATGAAAAACCACCCGCAAAAGGGTTAGATCTAGAACTTAAAGCACTAATTAAATAAACCTGTTCACCTATAGTGGGTATTGATTTAATATAAGGGTTTAGTGGATAAGCAAATTCAGATGAAGTTGTACTATCATCACGTTTAACTAAAACGCTTATTTTATAAATATCATCTGGATTACCATCCTTTAAAAATACTTCAACTACTTCGCCAAGCATTATTCATCCTCATCTTTTTTTAGGGATTCTAATTTTTCATCTACATCCCTACTAGCTTCTAACAACTGTTTCTTTTCTTCTTCTGATAGTAGTAACCCATCATCAGAACCACCCTTATCCAATAGTTTTTGTGCAATCGCAGCCAACCTTACTAATTGGTCATCATTCTTTACTGATACCTCTAAGTATTCCTTAATCAACGGAACTACTACTGATGCATCATTTAGATTTTTAACCAATGGTTCTAATTGAGCAATCAGTAATTTTATCTGTCTATCTTTTTTACGGGAGTTATCATATACATCTTTTAATAACGATGAAAATGTCGTCCCTTTAAATATATCATCATCCTTCTTCATAATACCTTTCTATATTGTGGTTTAATTTTAGAATACCATTTTTGGTATATTCAGAATTTAATTCCACAAATATTATTTTCATTTTTCCTATAACCCTTGTAATATACTGCGTATTTACTCCTGTCCTATCTCTAATAAGTATATAAAGTGCCTTTTTATTATAAGAATATAAATCTTTCCTGGTACGGAATAGTTCGTTTACTGAATCCGCTATTCTCCTATCCCTTTCTTTTACAAAAAGTTTATTTAGATTTAAATCTATATAATCCACAAAGTAATCCATAAAATCAGATTTTTCTTCTATTGCTTCATATTCTGCAACTTCATTGGGAACATTTCTACCAATATCTACAGCATCTAAATTTTCTTGAGCTTTCATCTTCGCATAGTTTGCGTTATTTTCATTGAATAAAAAGTTTCTTGCAATTACAGTGAAATAAGAAAATGCTTTTCCTTTATCTCCCTTAAATTTATGCATCTTTTCATTTAGAAACGCAACCACAGAGGCTTTTACATCCTCATATGAATCATCAAAGTAGTAGGTTTTGTAAGTATGTATTACATTCTCCGCAAGCTTATCAAACGGATATTCTATAAATCTATTGTAGATACGATTTTTTTTATCAACATCATCCAAATTATTATATGCGTTTATAGCTATTTCAGTTATATTCGTAAAATACCTATTGCTCTTCGGTGATTTCGCTTTTCTTCCCATAATACCCGTCCAATTCTTCTATAATACTATACATTTCTCTAAATACATAACCAGTCTCATCATCGGCTTCAAACGAACCAATTCTATCTATTGATTTCATTTTATCCATTGCATTTTGAATCCTTTCTTGCATTGAATCCAAAATTGTATCGGCCTGAGTATATTCTTTTTCTAACTCATCCAAACTATCTTCAACTGCTTCTAATTTTCGTAGTAGATTCCATACAAAGAAACCTAAAACCACATCCGTTAAAAACAATATCACCAAAAGCGTTACCATATTAATCCTCCATTATATCTTTAAACGCATCAAACACCATATCAACCTTTGGTTTATCATCTTCAGATTTTTGAGATACTATCTTTTCAAATTTAGATAACCCATTCGGTTTTCCGTTTGTATTAAGAGTTCCTCTCGTACCTTTTAACTTTTTACCTTCAACCACCCAACGATTATACTCATACTTTGAAGCCATAAAATCGGCTTGATGTAAAATATGTGGTAAAAATGTTTTTAGTTGATTTTCAGGCTGAAAACTTTTATAATAACTTTCGGTGGATGTATCATATAAACCATCCGTTAATCGGATAGCAAGATACTCTTCTTCTGAACATTTAACACCAAAGTGATTTAGTAGAAAGAATGTACGGTCGTGAATCTCCATCCAATGTAGGTTTGGGTTTGATTTATAAATCTTACCCTGATTCTTTACATGCCATTCCGAATCATTCTTTTTATACCAATCATCTTCAACTGAACCTACCTTACCTAAATCGTGATGAAGGGCTGCAAATACAACCGATTCTCTTGTAATATCATTGGTAATCATATCTAACTCTTTCCAAAGTTCAAATACCTTTAATGCATTACGAGTTACCCTCATTATATGGTCAATATATCCGCCGGGAAAAGCATTATGAAAATGTTCAAACGATGAAGCGGGTGTATAAATAATCCTCTCTTCAAAGTGGTCATACATTTTATTTAGGGCATCCAATCGTTCACCACTAAATTCCTGATTAATAAATTTTCTGAACTTTTTGTAATTCTCCAGTAGTTCTTCTGGTGAGAAAAAATCAAAATACATAATTAAATAATTTTATCAATAATTCCTAACTCCAATGCTTCTTCTGCGGATAAGAATAAATCACTTTGCTGATTTGATTGCCACCAATCTTTTGACTTCTTTGTAAATTCAGCCATCATACTATTACACTCTTCTTCTAACCTATCAGCGAATTTGGCATTTGATTTTACATCACTTAATTTACCTGCTGCAAAAGTAGATAATTGGTGAACCATAATCTTTGAATGCTTTGATGCTGCTCTAACCCCAGTACCTGCTGCGAGTAAAAGAGCCGCTGCTGACATTGCAATACCCCTACAAATAATATTGAATTTCATATCTTTGTTTCCTCTGATATAATCAATAATACCAAGCGTTTCTACAACATCACCTCCGCCTGAATTTAGTAGGATATTAATTGTAGTTGTTTCGGAGTTTACTTTCTTTAACAATCTTACCTTAGCAATAAATTCGGGTAGTAATCCCATTTGAATTTCATCGCAAATTACGATAACATTATCGGTTAAATCAATACCATAATCAAACTCCCTAAAAAAGTGTTTGTGTGGGTCGCTATCATCCCCACTATCATTTTTATAATCAAATTTTACATTTGGGGAGCTGGTGGTATAAAGTTCATCTATCATAAATTATTCGTTTAAATTTTACACAATATACAACAAAAAGTGTATATTACCAAATTATTTTTAGTTTTTTATTATCTGTATCTATCTGCGCCGGTTTTTCGATAAGTATGCGTTGGTGTTTGGGGTGATACTTCATTATATAAATTTACGGCTTCTTCGGTAGTTGGTTCAAATACTACATCAGGTTTTTCTTCTTTAGTTTCTACAACCGGTTCTTTAATTTCTTCTTTGGGATTGATAACCACTTCTTTTTTGATAGGTATTTCTTCAATAGGTTTAATTTCCTCTACCTTTATTTCTTTCATAAGTTTATTTAAGGCTATGACCATAGAGATTGCTAATGGGTCAAATACCAATACAATTAATAATGTAAACCAATTTACAATTCTATCCATACCCCATCCCGTCAACTTATCTAAATATCTAAGTGGACCTATTTCTGAAGCAACTACATTATTTGATTCCTTATCCAATATTTGTAAATCTAATGAAGTCAATGAATCATTCAACGATTCTATTTTTAGGGTTAAGTTATCTCTTTGCTGAACTGCTAATTTTAATTCACTACTCAAAGCCCTTCTTTGTGATATAGCCCCTCGTTCGGTTTGAGAGTTATTATTTGCTAATCCACCCCTCAAAGATGATATGGATGTTTCTAATAATTTTTTCTCACTATTCAAATCAGCCAACTGTTCCTTAAATCTATTTCGTTTCACATCCACAACACCAACCTCTTTATTAAGGATAGTAAATTTATCGCTTGTGGTTTGATATGCGGAAGTCAAAAAACCATATATACCCAATGATGTTATCATCATTAAAATTACAACAGCTGAAACCATATACCATTTTAACCAACCAATTACCTTCCAATAATTGTGGAGGTATGAAGCAAGAATTATTTTTGCAAATTCTAATGCCCCCGCCATTATAATTACTTCGGTTCTTGCTCCAGCAAAAAGTGAACTAAGTCCGAATATAGAATAGTATGCTGCTGAACCAGCAAGTATAACTGTAGATAATATCATTAAGATTATGAAACCATTTTTTCTCGTAAAAAAATTTTTCATATGTTATTCCATTTTTTTAACTTTATTAACTTTCCCAGTTGTATTTATTATCAAATCTTTTGATATCAATATTGACTGTAAACAACAAGAGAAACTTGAAATATTAAATAAATATCCAAAAAATAGATAATAACCTTAAACGGGTTAATTATGTCCATACTGATTTAAGTAATTAAGAACCGCTAATTCTTTCATTTTAGCTTCTACTTCAATATCCAAATCGTAACCATAGGTTTCAATTTTGTTTGAAATGTAATCCGAATGCGCTTGGGGGATTTTACCTATAGCTGATTCTGAATAATGAACCACAGGTTTAATACCATCCGGCCAAGTACTCATTGCTAACTCTAAAGCCTCCTGCTCCGATAAACCACCGGTGCAAAACTTGTGGTGGTGATAATCAAATACAATTGGAATACCAGTCCTTTGGTGGATATACATCAGGTCCTTTACCGAATACATACTAGCCTTATCATCGTTCTCCACTGTGAGCCTACTACGAACCGCATCAGGCAACCTTTCAAAGTTCCGACAGAACCTATCCATCGCTGATTCTTTATCCCCATAGACACCATTACAATGGATATTAATGACATTATAGGGTGTCCTACTCAACCCCATCAGGTCAAAGACCTCCCCATGCAGCGATAAATCCGTTATGGTGTTCATTACCACCCTTTCATTGGGTGAAACAAGCACATTAAAGGGGCCAGGGTGAGATGTAATTCGTTGTCCATAGTTGGATACCAACACCCCAGCACCCTTCAGGAGATTGGATATAGGAGCAAAATGCGGCATATCTGATAGTGGGTATTCGGATGACCAAGGGAATAGATTGGAGGTGATTCTGAAGAGTTTTATACCCATCTTTTCGTTCCATTTGATGATTTCTATCAGGTCACGGGTGTTCTGCAACCCAAGTTCCGAAGCCCTACCAATACCCTCTTTTAAAAAGGTTTTCCTAATCATACCCCTATTGGTGGTAATCTTTTTCTTGCCCAAAGTCATATTGATGCAAGCGTATCCTAAGTTTGACATAGTTTTTGATTTAGATACTACAAATATAATGAAAAAAGGGGATTTTTCCAAATCCCCCATATTAAATTTTGATTAATTTTTTAAAAGATTATAACCCAAGGGCGCGGGTTTTATTACTTAATTTTTAGTGCTTTTGGTTTTGATTCTTCAGCAAATGGAATACTGATTTTAAGTAAACCATCCTTCATACTTGCTTCTGCTGAATTCAAATCATATTTACGAGCAATCTTATATCCCAAATTAAAGGAACGCTTTGAAATTCCTTTGTGAATATAATTTACTACAGCTTCTTTGGCTTCATCTTTTTTAGAATAAGAAACCCTTAATAAATCGCCTTCAATATTGATATCAATATCTTCTTTACATAACCCCGTTCCGGCGATTTCAAAACATAAACCTTCTTTGGTTTCGTAGATATCTACGGGGTGGCCGATTTTTACATCCATCGCTGGTGCGAAAAATGAATCGTTTGTGAAAAAATTTTTCACCAAAATATCAAATGGTGAAAGTGGTAATTCTTTAATGTGTGTCATAATAGTCCTTAAATCTATTTTAATTGTTAAACATAATTTTAATTTTGACCCCTTTCGGTAGTCGGTTGCGCCCTTAGGTTACACTCTTTTAATATATATCAAAAATCATACCAAAGTTATTTGTATCTTGAATTGTGTAATTGAAACAAATAATCTTTTGCCTGAGTTTGAGTTCGGGTGGATGTTAAATAAATTTCTATACCATTTAATGGTTTAATTAAATAACATCTAAATTCATCTTTCATAACTGAATTTATATTGAAAAAAGATTTTGAATCCTTTTTATATCTTATCTGACCAAATATACCATTACCAAAATCAAACTCATCAACTATCATAAATTAGTTTAGTGATGTTGGTGGTCCTTGTCCTATTACTAAAAATCTATGGGTATCACCATTTGGTGTTCTTACCATATCATGCCTTTTAAGTATAAATCCATCACAAAATAATTTAACTAATACAGGTGTTATATCTTCACCACTCATAGATTGAATTTTTATGAACCTTTTATTTTTATCATCGTTATCATAATTAGAAAATAACGATTCCAACATATCAGCTTCTAAAGCATCTTCCTCTGAAGATTCTAATATATCATCTTCTTCATCACCAAGCTTATCAAAAAAGCCTGAATACATATCGGAAAAATAGATAAGTTTATCTCTTGGTGAAAGAGATTTATAGAAATCATACTCCTGTTCATTCCAAAAAACTTCCATATTCATACTAATAAATAGTTAATCTTTTTTATATTGTTCGTTCAACCAAACTAAAATTTCTTTGGATACTGCGTAATCACTTTCGGTAATATACTCATCAATTATCCATACAACCTCTTCCAATACCTCATTTTTATTGTAGTATGTTTTATTCAAAATAAGTTGCAACCTTTCTCGCATCTTATTCCTATAATTTTCATCTATCTCTACTTCGGTTGGAAAGAAAACTGTTTTAAGATTATTCTTTACTAAAGTATAATATGGTTCTTTTTTCTTTTTTATTATATCAACACAATTGGCAATATACTTATCAAAGGTTTCTTTGTTTAAAAGAATTGATTCTTTATCCGTTGGGTTTTCTATTTGTACCATTGGTCCTTTAGTTGATGGACTAATAGCAATTGAGTGTGATGTGTGTGGGTCCGGTTTAAATCCATATCCACCAAACAAAGCCTCTTTTAATTTTTCAAATTCAGTAGTGCTTTGAGTTGGTTTTGGACCCATATTGAATAATTAGTTGAATATATTTAACCTATATTTTTTTTCTACTGTTAGTAAAGCATCATTAAGAGTATTAATAATTTTTTCTGCTTCCGCCTTTGTAATTACCATTTCGTTATTACCTATTTTCAAACTACCGATTTCGGTAAATGGTTTTATAGGATAATCTGATGGTTTTAGTTCCGGGTTAATTTGTAAATCAATATCAGTATAGTTTTTTCCAGCGTATTTCTGAAATTTGGCTTCCTGCTTTTGAGTTACTGCGAAAGAATTATTTACATAGCTCTTAATCGGTGCGTTTTTATATTTACTACTCATAACTTTTTTGTTTAATTGTTATACAATAATAAATATAGAAAACGATTTAATTATTCCACATTTTTTGATTTTTTATTTTTCCTAAAATTGCGGGATGATACTCTATTGAATTTTCTTTCATCAAAATCCATTATACTTTTATCGGGATGTGTACGATTTATATTCTGAATCGTTTTCATAGATTCATTAGCCCAATACCAAGCATCCATTACCGTTGGTTGGGAGGGTAGGTAAACCTCATCACCGATATACCCACCATGACCATCGGATACTTTATATCTACCATCGGACGTCATAGTGGTTTTAGCATCAGGAAACTTTTTGAGTACACGCCGTTTAATCCTATCAAATTGTGGATTGACCGATACTACCTTCGGCTGCTTCGTTTTCTTTTTCATTGAATAATTGGGTTAATCGTTTATTGATTAAAAAGCCATTAGCTATTTCTTTATTAAGTGAACAATTTTCTATCAATCTACCATCCTCCAATTTTACATCGTAGGCATTGCTGTTTCGTATCTTTGTTTTTGAAACAATCTTACCAACCATAAAATTGGAATATACACTAACTACTACTCTATCGCCTATACTATAAACCATAATTAATTTCCAATCACATTTAGAATTTTTGTTTGTGTGACTGAACTAACCTCAAACTCCAATGGTGAGTTTTGTAGGAATGCGGTAATATGGGCTTCTGCGTCTGTAACCGATACAGCCTTTACCAAATATTGTTCGGTATTCTTTTTAATTTTACCATTACCATTATCGGTTTCTACTTTAACTTTTACTAAATAGTACATCATAATTTTTTTACTTTAATTTACTTTTAACGATTTCACAAGTTTTATGAAAATTTTCTTTACCCCATTTACCTAATTGTTCGTGATGAGAATGGGATATTACCTCACCACTAACAGCAGCACTTCCATACGCAAACCTCTTCAGTTTATAACCTGATAGTGGAGTTGAAAACCTTTTAAGGTATTCTGCCTTACTATCTAAATATTCAAAGAACTTATCTTTGGGTAAAGATTCCAATTCTTCGTTACTTAACGGTTTGTTCGGGTCATACATCATATCAAATATACAAAAGAAATTTTAAATATCAAAATATTGGTGATACATTTTTTTGAGAATAACTATCATTCTCACAAATTTCAAATCTATAACTACCATTACCATTATCCCACATTGTAATTGCGAATGTATCTCCAGTTCCAATTGCTTGACAGAATCCTTTGAAAGCAGGCTTTTCTTTATAATTCACTCCACTTTCATACCTTTTGCGAGCTTTAAGTCTACCCCACGCTCTAACAGGCCCTACAAATGTAGATTGATTATATCTAGTATGATGATTTTTTTTATACTTTTTTAATTCATCTGAAGTTTTCATCTTTATTATTTATCAATTGATTTTTGATAGTAATAATTATATAGTTCATCTAAATCCATTGGAGATTCATTCATCATTTCATCCCACACATCAACACCAAACTTTTTTTGTAGTTCAGTCCGAAGTGAATTTAATATGCGAATCTCATCTAACTCACCTTCAAATTCAAGCTTTAAAGCACGAACTCTATCCATCCTACTCTCATCCCTAGCAAACTCACACCTATCTGAATTAGAATTACCACCATACTTTTTATAGGCAAGTTCATATGCACGATTTGCTTTTTTTCTAGCCTCTAAAGCCTGTTGAAAGAATTCCGATATATCAAAATCACCATTCACAATCTTATCATAAAGATGTGCGTTAGAAGAAAGGGGCTCTTTACGAGCCCCCTTTCTCCACCATTTGAACTTATTATACCCCATATAAATTAAAACGGATTATTAACAGCAGTAGTATCTTCAGTATTGAAGAGGTTTTCTTCACCAGTTTTTACAAACTTTTGAACGAACTGCTTCATAAACACACGCTCCGATTGAGCCCCACCACTATTATCAAAGAAGGGATAGATAGCAATCTCAGCTGCTTCAGTCAAACTAAATCCATCGTAGAGTAGCGAACCAATTTCCACAGCAGTACGAGTAGAGAGGGAGTTGGTCAGTTTGGGTGATTCACCACGAACCTCATCACGGGTCATCGTTGTAATTTCAGCCACATTAACCAACAGTTCCGAAGATACCGAAGGATACATCATACCAAGCAAAGTAGATTCTTCATCCTTAGTCAGAGAATCCATCTCAATAATCGTAAATCGGTCTAAGATAGCCCTATCAAGCATTCGGGTGGCGGTATATTCATTACCAATATTAGCAGAGGCAATAAAGGAAACACCATCAGCCACATTGATAGTAGGAGCATCAGCGGCTTCATCCAAACGAAGGTAGCGTTGACCTGGATCGAGAACAGTCATCAGAATGTTCCACGCTTCGGGGTGAGCCCTCGTAATCTCGTCCAACACAACCACAGTGTTTGGCGTTTGGATTGCCTTCACAAAAGGTGATTGATTAAACACCGTACCTTTGGTGGTGTCATATTGGGTATTACCAATCAGCGTAGTTCGGGGGTCTTGAGTAGCACCCAAGTTGATGATAAAGGTAGAGTACCCATCAATTGAACACGCAGCGGCTTTAGCAGCCATCGTTTTACCACAACCAGCAGCACCGGTCATCATAATGTTTTTACCACGGAGAATGTTACGAATTAAATATTTCCATTTCAGTTCCGGCATAAACAACATCTTTGGCTTCAACCCCGCAGCTTCGGTGTGGATGAAGTTCAAAACATTTTCAGGCATAACCACCGGAGCGGTGATTTGAGCCGGAGTTGATACCATAGTCACGGTAGGTTTATGAACCGAATCCACAGCGTATTGCTCCAACCCACCGTTTGGTTTATTGAAGTTCATAACGGGAGTGGTGTCGGTTGCTTTAGAAGCAGGAACACGGCCAAAACAAAGCTCACCAGAAGTGAACGAACCCTTAACCCTAATTTTGAATCGGAACTTATCAGGTCGCTTAGAAGCCTGAAGAGCCCTGCGGTAGAGGGAAGTCCCCTTCTCGTTAAGAGCTGGGATGTTGAACATTGCTCCATTTGAATCTTGGAACATTAGTACACCGTTACTTTGAACGATAGTACCGAAAACAAATCTTTGGTTTTTCATATATAGGGGTTTAACTTACAATATAAAGATACTACAGAAGGAGCAATTATCCAAGCTTTCAATATTAAATTATCATTAAATTTATCCACAACTTATCCACATTTGAGGGAAAAGTGTCCATTTTATTGGACACCTACCTCAAATTTACCATTCAATGTCTTAGCCAAGTCCATTACCTCATTCACATTAATGAACCTAGCATCCTTACCATACATCCGAGTAAAGTCATCAGCGTAGGATGTACCACGCATTCTATCAAAGCTATATTCACTAATAAAGTAAGATAAAACACTAACACCACCCATCCTTAATTTATTAACCTGGTCGGCGGTGTGTCTGATAGCAATATTGCCCTCATAACTCATGTCCTTATTTTCAAAGGTAGGCATACCATCCGAAAAGTTAATTAGGTATTTTTCGGAACTATCTTTGGTTTTCAAAATCTCACCCATAATCGCCTCATAACACAAACCTTCAGGTGTTGTACCGTGTGGCATTAAATGTTTGAACATGCTCTTAATCTTTGAGAAATTATCAACCTTACTATCGTAAGCGATTACAATCAGCGGAACTGAAGCACCATTATCATAAGTGCTTCGGTAACTAATAACCACATTGATATTTGATATCATTGAAGCGGCCTTAGCGATAGCAACCACAGCGGTTTGTGTATTACGCCATTTTCTTCCACCCATTGAACCACTAGCATCAACTGAAATATGAAGAGTGATTGGTTTTACGGAATTGGTTTGAATCTTTTCAAAGATATTGAAATTACCAAACCCAACCTCGTGTAACATTCGGGATGATATCTTACCCGATTTAAGACGGGGCGTAACCAAACTACGATTCTCATCACGCGTTTTAAGCTTTTTACCTAACAACACACCCAATGTAATACCTTTATCAATATATTTTTGATTCTCATCAAGGTGACCGGTATAATTAGTAGTAATAGCGAATGCACGGGATTCAATCAACGAATTAGTAAGTTTCCTAACTAAATAACAGTTTGTTCTTTGAATACCACCACCCCAACGGCGTTCCGCGGATACGGTTTTCAAATCTACATCAGATTCCTCCAAAGCGTTTACTACAGAAGATTCACCCTTACTCATTTTCTTTTTAGAAATATTACCACTCAAAAAATCTTTCTGCTTTTTGATAGCGTTATTAAGTTTGTTTTTAAGAGAGGGTGAAAGCGTGTTCCCAGAACCACCAGAACTATTGTTAGAAGAATTCCCATCAGAAGAATCCCCATCAGAAGAATCATCATCAGAAGAATCATCATCAGAAGAATCCCCATTACCATTAGATTCCATAGAACCACCACCCGTTTGAGGTGAATCAAAATCACCTGTCATTGGTGAGTTACCATTAGAATCGCCTGAAGATGAATCATTACTATCGCCGGATGAAGATTGATTATCCTCTTCAGTAGGTTCGGTATAAACTGCATCAAAAATAGTTAAGAAAATTTCTGAAGCCAGATTCAAACTATCAGTAGTGGTTTTTAATCGTTCAATGTTTTTCAAATCCAACAAAGTCCAAATAGTGGGTAAAGATTTAAGAGCACCCAACCTACGATGTTTGTTTGTAATGTTACAAAGTCGGAACATATAAGATTCCCAATCTTCGGTAGTGTATTCATCAGATACCAAAGCCTTATCAATAACACTATCATTAAAGTATTTATCATACATAGAGTGATAGTACCCACGATAACCAGGGGCTGTGTTATAAATGTAATTATCAATACGCCTATCCTCAACAATATTGAGAATATCTTTTAGGTATTGAGACATATACTTTTTCAATGTACGAACAGCCAATATATCAGATTCAGATACCTCCGGCATTTTGGAAATACGATTAGCAATAACGGGTGGTAACGCTGTGGAGTTTGGTTGAAAATACTTTTGAAGAATAGTAAAATCGGTAAGTTTAATGTGCGAACCCTCGTGGAGAGCCAACCCTACCGCCGGGTCAAATTCAGCATCATCCATCTTTGAAGAAATTACCACACTATTACCATCAGTATAGGATTGATTACCCGTAGAAAATTTGACCGGAATAGGTTTGTTTGTTACAATTCTCACAAAGTTAGAAATGGCCCGTTTATAAGAGGCCAACTTAATAAGGTCATTAGTTTTGACCTGATAAGCATCACCACTACCATCAGCACGATAAGTGCCACGATAAGTGGTCGGGGTGAACATAGATTTATCCAACCAATAGTCGGAATAATAGGACTTACTTTTATATTTTTTCATATAGGAGGAATTAACTTACAATGTAAAGATAATACAGAAATAGGGAATATCCAAGCTTTCAATATTAAATTTAGGTTAAATCTTTTAACCAAGATTTGTTCTTTCTTGAATAGGATTTGGATGAGGGGACCACCTTTTCTGTCATTTTCTTACCGATATGGTGTGCAGCCTCTCCTGAACTCCAATTGCCGTTAAAATCAAGCAATTTCCTGTCTCGTTTGGGTTTACTCATATCAATAATTATTTAATACCTAAAGATAAGTATAAAAGAGCAAATTTCCAAGCCTTTTAGATTAAATTTTCATTAAAGTTATCCACATTCGTGTGGAAAAGTGTCCAATTTATTGGACAGTTGGTTTTATCCCCCAAATGGGGTATCCTTGAGGTCAGCCCCAAACCCATACTTTTTCTTAACCCGCTCTGAAATAGGAATCGGATTTCCATCCTCATCAATTCTCACAAAGGTAATATAGGTAGATACAACAGTAGTCTGACCTCCAGTATATACATTATGCGCTCTTGCTTCAATGTATAGTTTAACGGATGTATTACCAATACGATTTACACTACCATATACCTTTAATAACTGCCCTTCTTTTGCCGGCTTCTTAAATAAACATTCATCTATCTTAATAGTAACCACACGGGGTGTATCACACACCTGCATTGCGTACGCAGCCGCAGAAGCATCAATCCATGCCAATGCTTTTCCACCAAAAAGGTTTCCGTGAAATCCTAAATCGGATTTCTTGACGGGATGTGTATTAATCAACTCCATCCGTAATTTCTTCAAATGGTATAGATACTATTTCTCTACAAAAAAATAACAAACCATCTTTTTTAAAAGTATGGCTACATTCCCAATATTGTTTTATAAAATCTACATTTAGATTTGGTTCTTCTTTCATTGTACGATAGACCTGAAACATCCCATCGTTTACATAAATAACCTGTCCTAAATAACTCATAGTTTATTTTATTGAGCGGGTAGATGGAATCGAACCACCGTCATAGGCTTGGAAAGCGAATGTAATACCATTATACGATACCCGCAAGTACCCCCACTAAGGGGATGTGTTGAGAAACTACTATTGTGCGGTAGTAGTGCTATCTGCAGCAGGATAAAACTCCTGAGTAGAATCTACAACTGCAGAATCAACTGGTTCAGCAACCGATTCTTCAGTTTGCTCAGCGTTGTTGGTGCAGGCCGTAAGTGATGCAACCATAGCAGCCATTACCATAAAAAAGATGTTTTTCATAATTAAATTGTTTTAAATTTTACACAATATACAAAAGAAATTTCATATTTCCAAATTTTTTCATAAATAAATACAATTATTTTTTTGATAAAATATCATTAAGCATGTTTATTTCCGTTTTAAACATTTCTTCTTCCATTTTACCACGTTCTTTCTCAATTGCCTTTTGAACCAACTCAATCAATTCATTTGATAGAAATGAACTAATAGTAAACTCAAATGTATAATAGTGATTGGAAACTTTAACCATATTATTTTGCAGTATTAATGTATATTGTTTATCATCAGTTTGAACATAGTATCTACCCGATGGTGTCATCAAATAATGGGTTTTTGGATTAGACATTAATCGTATTAAAACCCTCTTTGTTAAAACCTCTCTTTCAGTATATGGTTCTTTTTTAATTAAACCTTGCCTAAACCACACCTGCAATTTTTTAAATTTGTATTTTATATTCATTACTTTTTTATTTTAGTACGCCCGAAGGGATTCGAACCCCTGGCCAACAGATTAGAAATCTGTTGCTCTATCCAACTGAGCTACGGGCGCATATTTATTTTTTGTACCTCGGACCGGAATCGAACCGGTACAGCCTCATCGGCTACAGGATTTTAAGTCCTGCGCGGCTACCTATTTCGCCACCGAGGCATTATTATTATTATTTATTAACTACTTTTTTTCTTACCACTTCGGTTACATTAAATAATTCATTAAATTGGGATACTTTCATTTTTTTAGTTTCACAAAATAACTCAATAGCATCTTCTAAAGAACTTGCTTTTGTTTTACTAATTGCTTCCATTTTATTATCCGATTTGAAATAAAAATAGTATTCTTTCATAATCTACTCCGATTTAATTTTATACAATATACAAATAATTATTTAATTATCCAAATCTTTTGTGTAATAAAAAACACCAATCCCCGCTTCCTCAAACATTTTGATACTTCGTTCCGCACTTTCTTCCCACTTTAACTGATTAGAACCACCACCCAACATCCATATCTCCTTAATCCCAGCGTTTATAATCCCCCTTGCACAATCTGCGCAAGGTATTCCACAAGTCATATACATCCTCGCTCCATTCGTAGATACACCAATTCGGGCTGCATTATAGATAGCATTTCTTTCAGCGTGTTCAAACCAATAATACTTTTCAGGTCTATTCTGCCTTTCTTTGACACCATCATCAATCCCTCGTGGGAATGAGTTATACCCAGTAGATATAATCTCATTATTATCCCCAACCAACACTACACCGATTTGTGTACTTTTATCTTTGGATTTTAATTTTACTACTTCAGCAATTTTTAAAAAGTATTCAGTCCAGTTCATTATCAAAACTTAAAAGATAGTTTATATTCTTTATCACCTTCAGTTTTAAAGTGAACATTCCGACCTTTCCAATTTACGATTTCAGTTATCTTATCAGAACAAAAAGAATAAAATGAACCCATACCATCTGAATACTCAAAATTAAGAACGAGTATATTACCTACATGCGGCCCACCATCTTGCCAATTTTTTATACCACCACGCAAATCTCTTTGGGCCCATTTGGCCGATTCGGCTTCCCAAATCCGGCCACTATTTACATCTTCTAATTTATACATAATTATTAGCTATATCAATTCCCATCATTCGTTTAATATGTCTACCTCCCTCAAAATCGGTTTCTAAAAATGTGGTTAGGATATCAACCGCATCATCAATACAAAGAAACCTTGCAGATAAACAAATAACATTTGCATTATTGTGAGCCCTTGCTAATCGTGCAGTATCAACATCCCAACAAAGTGCGGCACGGATTCCCGGCCATTTATTCGCTGCCATACACATCCCATTACCACTACCACATATAAGAATACCAAATTGTGATTTAAAGTTTGAACATAACCTATGTGCGTAATCTGGGTAATCAACGGACTCGGGAGTATTCGTTCCCAAGTCCGTTAATTCTACACCATTCTTACTCATAAACTCAATTAGGTGGTTTTTTAATTCCCACCCAGCGTGGTCTGATGCAATTAGTATTGACATTTTTATTTTATCCTAATTTTTAATAATACGGGTTGTATAATTTCCTGATAGTGTTCTAACATTAACAAAAAGAATACCCCTTATAGTATCTTCAATATTAACTATTGAACGATTTTCATTGTATGTAATATCCGATTGAACATTAGAACCCATAATATTAAATACTGAAATATTTGTAATAGGTTCGTTAGATTCCACCGTGAATTGGTTATTCATAGGGTTTGGATAAACACTCATTCGTTTTGAGATATCCATATAACGAATAGATGTTCTAATTGTATCCGGGTTAAAATTAGACCAACCAATTGTCCAATCAGATGTACCAAACGCACCACGATGAGTAACGGGTGTAAAGAAATTGTTTGATAGTCGGGGATTTGAAAAAGAAGCACCTGTTAATAAAATACTATTTTGTTGAGGAAGCAATTGTGGGTTTGTTAGATTATTATATCCTGAAGATAACCCAATTTGCGATGTACTATCAAATACTTCATTTCCTCTTAAACTATCACTAAAATAATTCACCATCCCAGCCCAAGAG